TTGCCGATCTCAAGAAAGTTGATGCTAATCCAAAGATAATAGATACAAGAGAATACGATACCGCCATACAAGACCATTCCTTTGATAATATTAATTATTATGATTATCAAGAACGAACAATAACAGAAATGCTAAAAACCAGGCGAGGTGTCATAAAGGCACCTACTGCTGCTGGTAAAACTTTGATTATGGCGGGTTTAGTGAAAGCTTTACATGGCCGCAAAATGATGCTTTTATTTAATGCAAAGCAACTGCTAACACAAACGTATGAGTTCCTTAAGTCCTTAGGAGTTAAAGGTTTAGGGTTATGTTTCAGTGAGGGCTATATAGATGGAGATATCATGCTTTGCACGGTTCAAAGTATAGAAAAAGTTTTAGATACTCATCTCGATTGTGAAGTCTTAATGGTGGATGAGTGTCACGAATTTAGCAACGGTAAAACCACAGTAGCTGCAATACAGTCTTTTCCAGAGGCTAATTACAGATACGGATTTACAGCAACTCCCCCTAATCAAAAGATAAGCAAATATAACCTAGAAGGTGGGCTAGGTCCAGTATACTCTGTGGCTACAACAGAGGAGTTAGTAGATAAAGGAAAATTAACGAAACCCGTAATTCAAATAATAGACAGACCGTATAAAGCAAACTACGAAGATGAGCATCTAAGTTATTTAGAAATATACGACAGGTACATCGTTGAAAATGAAGAGAGAAACAATATTATAAAGGAGATTGTAGATGACATCAAAAATAAAAACAAAGCAGCCCGTATCCTTATTCTTACCAAATCACTTGACCATGGAAGAACCTTGGAAGACTTACTTGGAGGCAATTGTGAATTCCTCCAAGGGTGCGATTCAATCGGAGAGAGGTATGAAGCTATATCTAGATTCAGAGGATGTGGAGATTCTAGCATCCTCATTGGTACTAAAATCCTCCAAACAGGGGTTAACATTGAAGAAATAACGCATTTTATCAATGCAAGAGGAATGAAATCTGAAATAGCGACTCTACAGGCCCTCGGAAGGGCTCTACGAAAACATGAGACAAAAGACAAGGTTTATGTGTATGATTTCTTTGACCAAGAGAAGTACTTAAAAGATCACTCCCAAGAAAGAAAAAAACACTACGAAGCAGAAGGACATGAGGTAAAACTAATATGAAAACACCAAAAGATATAAACAGAATGTTATCTAAGCTAAACGGCTTAGATAATCAAAAGATAAAAGAGATTTCACAATCTTTTGAGGAATTTAGCAAGAGA